AAGAAAAAAGAGCAGGAATTGAAAGTAGACAACTTGAAATAATTGGAGAACAACAAGAACTAAGAGATCTTATAAAAGTAGCTGAAGAAAAGATAGTAAGGAGTAAATTAGCACTATAATTATAAGGTGATAAAATGGAAAGTACTGAAATTTTGGAGCTAATAAGAAAAGCCAAGGCGGGAGACAATGAAGCTACTGAAACTCTTATTGAAAAGTATTTGAATGCAGTTAGAAAAATAAATAATAAATGGGGTGGAACTGATGATGGATTCCAAGAAGGGATTTTAGGAGTATATCAAGCAATAAAGAATTTTGATGAAAGATTTAATATAAAATTCTTAACATATCTTTATTATAATGTTGAATCAAAAATTAGAAAATTTGTTGATAAAGAGAGATATAGAGTTCCACAATATGTGATTGAAGGAATAAAAAAAGGTGAACGAGAACGATTACAATTTTCAGAAATAGAAAATTTTCAAATAGAAGACAATAGTGTAGATTTGAAAGCAACAGAAAGTAAAGTCTTTATAGAAAATATTATTTCTTGCTGTAATAGCAGAGAAAAAGAAGTATTAAAACTCTTGTTTATTGAAGGATATAATGGAGAGGAAGTAGCTAAAAAACTGGGAATAACAAGACAATATATATATAATATAAAAAATAAAGCATTTAAGAAAATTAGAAGAAAAATAAGAGAGGTTTAACCTCTCTTATTTATATTTACAAAAAATAGCTCTTATGGTATATTAAACTAGAAGGAGGGATAAATATGGCTAAAAAATATATAACTGTGGCTCAGGCTTCAAACAGATTAAATGTTTCAATAGGGACAATATACAATTATTGTAAAACAGGCACATTGGGTTATAGATGCATAAAAACTTCAAAAAGATATACATGGCAGATTGATTTGGAAAGTTTAGAGCTATTAGAAAAAGAAAGTACATATAAAAGTTCTCTCCAAATAAAAAAAGATTTACAATATAGCCTATTCTAAAAGAGTTCAAATACTCTTTTTTTTATGTTCAAAGAGAATAAAAAAACTTGAAAAAAAATATATATATTTTGAAAAAACACTTGCAAAAATCAAAAAGATATGATATAATAAATACATAAGGAGGTGAAAAGATGAGTAAAAAGCCAAAAAAACTAAAGAAAGGAGGGAAGAAATTAAATAAAAAAGAGCTACTACAAATGATAATCTTAATACTCGAACTTCTGGTCGTTGTTATTGAGCTAATAAAGATAATCATAGAGTAATAGCTAAGCAGTTGAGGGATAACAACCCTCCCTGCTTATATATTATATCAATTTTTACTCGTTGAATCAATGAAAAATATTTCAATTTTAACATTATCAATAATAGTATCAGCACTTATATTAGTAAATTTTTATTTTAAAAATTTAGTATTGGCTATAATCATATTAGTATTATGTATTTATAACTTAATTAGATGGATTAAATTAAAAAAATAAAAGGAGAGAATTATGGCATCAGGCGGGGCAAGAGAAGGAGCTGGGAGAAAAAAACTAGATGCAAGTAAAAAGAAACTTAATAAAACTTTTAGAATTGATCCCCAGCTTTTCAAGGAAATAGAGTCAAAATATCCAAATGAAAGATTGACAAATATAATAGAAAAGGCATTAATCGAATACTTAAAGAAAAATTAAATAACTATTAAAAAGCACATCAAATGGTGTGCTTTTTTTATTTTTACAATTTTTATAATCTTTGCAAATTTTGTAACATTTGCTGACTAAAGAAGTTATAAGGAATGTAGAAAGAAAAAATAAAAAGGAGTATTAAAAATGGCAAGAATAAAACCTCCATTCGCATATTTTGGGAGCAAAGGAAGATTCTATAAAGAAATTAAGGAAATTTTTGAAAAAAATTATAGAGCAAATTTTATTGATTTATTTGCTGGAGCTATGGAGATTCCATTAAGCTTCAAGAATGAGTTTGATAATTTAAAAGTTTTAGCTAATGTTAAAGATGAAAAGATTGAATGTCTTTTAAAAGAAAACGCTTTAGAAGTCTATAAAAAGGGGCTTGAATATATTAAGCATGATTTGAGAGAAAATGCTAGAGATATATACAGTAATAACAAAGATAAATTTGAAGAGGAAAATAGAATATTTAAAAATATCTTTTCTGAATGCTGTCCATGCTGTGGGAAAAGATTAAAAAATAAAAAAAATCATGAAATTTTTAATGATAATGAAAAGATGGTTTTAAAGATTTTGATGGCTTTTGGAGGATGTAGTACAAGTTTATCAAATTCTTTTTACTCTCCTCAAAAACTAGAAACTTTAGAAATTTATCTAAAATCATTGAAAACAATTGAAATTACAAATAATTTATTTGATGAAAATATGGAGTTTAAAGATAGCTTTATATTTTTAGATCCTCCATATATTCAAAAAATAAATAAAGAAGAAGAACAATTCATTGGCTATAACTATGCTAGTGATAAAGGAATTCATTGGTCAGTTAAAGATGACAATAGATTGATTGAATTTATAAAAAGAAATCAAAATAAAAATAATGTGTTTCTTGTTTTTGGAAGTGTAAATAATAATTTATCAAGGTTATTAAAAAATAATTTTGAATGTGAATTTATTGTAAAGGAATATAAAAGGGTAACATTTGGAAAACTAGCAGAAAAAGCTGAGTATTTCTGCTTAATAAAATAAAAATATGGAGGTGTCTTTATGAAGTTAGAATTCGTACAAGCTAAAAGAATGTATGCAGATAATAAAAGTATTGATGAAATAGCTAGTGCTTTAAATAAGAGTAAAGGCACTGTTTACAGATGGATAAAAGAACATAAAGAAGAGTTTGAAGAAGCAAGAAAGTTAAAAGAATTATCAGTTGATGATATGGGTGAAATCTTAGATGAAGCACATAAGAAAATGCTTTTAAATATTATTGAAAATCCTGAAACATTAGTTGACCCAAAGGTTGCTGATTCACTTATTAAAATCGCAAATGTATTAGAAAAAATGGATAAAAGAAGAGAAAAAGAAAAGAAAGAAAAACAACAAACTGAGGAAGAAGAGAGAGGGGTGTTAATAGTTGATGACATCAAAGAAGAGAAAACAACTTAAAATATCAGACTTATTAACCCCTAAATTTTATCCACTTTATTTAGCTTGGAAAAGTAATAAATACACTCGTTTAGTTTGCAAAGGTGGAAGGGGTTCAGCAAAATCAACTAATATTGCTTTGATTTTAGTTGTTGATTTAATGCAATATCCCGTCAACACTATTTGTTTTAGAAAAGTAGGGGAAACACTTAGAAAATCAGTATATGAACAAATAAAATGGGCTATTAAATTTTTAGGAGTAGAGGAGTACTTTGAATATAAACTTAGTCCTCTCGAAATTATCTACAAAGAAAGAGGTAATAAATTTATATTTATGGGAGTAGATGACCCTCAAAAAAGTAAATCTATAAAAGAGGCTCAATTTCCTGTCGCTCGCTACTGGTTTGAAGAACTTGCAGAGTTTAAGAATGAAGATGAAGTTGAAACAGTTTTAAATTCAATATTTAGAGGTAAGTTAGAAAAAGGACTTATATATAAAGGCTTCTTTTCATACAACCCCCCTAAAATGAAGCATAACTGGGTAAACAAAAAGTATAACTATTCTTTTATAGAAAATAATGTATTTGTACATCATTCAGTGTACTTAGATAATCCTCATATATCTGAAGAGTTTATAAAAGAAGCTGAAGCAGTTAAGGCAAAAGATGAAACAAAGTATAAACTTGTGTATATGGGTGAACCAATAGGCAATGGACTTGTTCCATTTCCTAATTTAGAAATAAGAGAAATAGAAGCTTCAGAGATTGCAGGAATTGAAAAATTTAGAAATGGAGTTGACTGGGGTTATGGAGTTGATCCACTAGCTTTTGTAAGATGGGGATATGATAAAAAGAAAGGTATTATTTATGCACTAGATGAGTATTATGGAGTAGGTTTAAAAAATAGAAATCTAGCAAACTATATTCTTTCAAAAGGTTATGATGAGTTGGTTATGTGTGATAGTGCTGAGCCTAAATCTATAGACGAATTGAAGGAATACGATATAAGTGCATGGGGTGCAAAAAAAGGTGCTGGAAGTGTTGAATATGGTGAAAAATGGCTTTCTGATTTGGAAGCTATAGTGATAGATCCAAAAAGAACTCCAAACATATCAAGAGAATTTGAAATGATTGATTATGACACTGACCGTGAAGGGAATCCTTTACCTCGTTTGTGTGATTCAAACAATCATACGATAGATGCAACAAGATACGCATTTTCTAATGATATGAAAAAAGGGAAGTGGGTATATGAGTATTAAAGAAATTTTTAGAAATTGGTTTTTCAAAGATTGTTCAGTAATGACTGGAGATGGGAAAAACTTTGAAGCAGCTGAATACATATCAACAATATGGGAACAACCTGGTTTCATGTTACCAATTAAGAAAAAAATAAAAGCTTGCCAAAACATTGAAATGGGTATTTATACAGGAAAAAAAGATGGGAAGAAAAAAGTAGATAATCATATTTTGAATAATTTATTTAAAATGATTAATCCTAATACATCATTCCAAGATTTCATAGATTATTTAATAGTTTGGTTAGAAGGTTCAAATAATGGAGTTTTATTAGAGCTTATAAAAGGATTGCCCTCACTTGCTCCTGATTTATATATACACTCACCAAATAATTTTACAGTGTATTTTGAAGGTAGAAGGATAAGGGAAATAAGAATCCATAATCCAGCTAAAATAATAACTGGGGATGAATTAAAAAACTATATGTGGCTTAGTTCTCCAAACTATGACAACATAATTGATGGAGTTAGTGGAAATGGAATAGGACAAGGAAGGAGCAAACAGAATGCATTAGCAATATTTGGTGCTTATTTATTCAAGGCTTGGAAATGGAACTGGAGCTTGGCAAATAATTTAGGAAAACCAGGTGGAATTCTTCAAACAGAAGGAGCTGTAGATAAAGAAGACAGGGAAGAAATAAGAAGTAAATATTCAGCTCACTATGCTGGAGCTGAGAATGCAGGTAGTCCTCTAGTACTTGGATCAGGACTTAAATACCAAGATACTTCAAAAGCACCTATAGATGCTGACTGGAGTACAGCTGAACAGAAAGCACATGAAAGAGCAGCTATAGCTGCAGATGTTCCAATTGAGTTAGTTGGTGGCGGTGATTCGACTTATCAAAACAGAAAACAAGCTAAAAAAGAGTTGTATAGAGAAGCTGTAATTCCATTCTTTAATAATTTAAAAAATTGGCTTAATTACTTATTAAGTGATTATTTAAAAAATGGTGAGTACATAGACTATGACTTATCTGGAGCGGACGAATTAAAAGATGATATAGCAGATATTATTCAAAAGTTGGAACCTCTTAAAAATAGAGTAACTATAAATGAATATAGAAGGATTATATCAGAACTTACTGATTTAAGTTTGGAGCAACTAAAAGGCGGGGATGTCTTACTTATAAATGGTGGAGATATGACACTCGAAGAAATTACAGAGCCAACAACAACAGAAGGCGAAAAGGCTGAGGATGTATGAAAAAGGAAGTTCAAAAAATAAAGGCAATTAAAGCACTAGAAAGAAGACTCAGTGCAAGGAATAAGAAAATTATAGAAAAAATATTCGTTGAACTAAGAGATAAAGTAATTGCAGATAATTCAAAATCTTATGATGTAAAAATGATAATAAATATTGATTATGAATGGCTTTTGAAAAAGTTTAAAAGTGGACTTGAAGTAATTTATCTATATACATTCGAGGAGTCTTTTAAGGGCTTTCAAAACATCTACAAAAAAGTAATAAAACCTAAAACTATAAAAGGTATTAGAGATTATTTTTTAAAAAATTGGAATATAAAAAATGCTGGAAAACAAGCAACTAAAATGACAGCAACAACAAAAAATATTTTAAATAAGATAATTACAACAGGACAAGAAGAAGGCTTGTCACATAATGACATGGTAAAAGAAATAGTAAAAAATATTAATGGAATGACAGAACAAAGAGCTAGTACAATAGCGAGAACTGAAACAAGTAAGAGCATTAATACAACAAGTTATGAAACTGCTAAGAATGTGATGAAAGAAAAATGCTGGATACATGTTGGTGGAAAAAAAACATATAGACCACACCATAAAGCTATAAGTAATAAATGGGTGGATATAAATTACAAGTGGAAGTTAAAAAACGGTGTGGAAGCAGACTACCCACACCAAGATACTTTGCCAATTTCTGAAATTGTGAGATGCAGTTGTTTAATTATTTTTAGATAAAAGGAGTAGAGATGTCAAAGAAGAGAATAAAAAAGAAAGTTAATTTTTCTGATGAAACATTAAATTTTACTTGTGAAATTGAAAAGTTTAAAGAAGAAGAAGGGGAACCAGGGAAATTTACAGGAATACTTGTAAACATGCAAAATGATAGTCTTGCAAAGGGTGTTTACAGATTTAAAAAGGGAAGTATGCAAGGAAATAATGGGAAGACTTTACTTCTTTTATACAATCATTATGGTGAACTTTTACCAGTTGGGAAATTAGTAGGAGAAGAAACAGAAAAAGGGTTTGAAGTTATGGGAGAATTCCATTTATCAAAAGATGATAATGGTAATTATATAAATCCTGAAGCTGTAAAATTATATTCACTTATGAAAGAAATGAAACTACCTTTTGAAATGTCAGTAGGTGGAAATATTGTAGATTATAAAGAATATAGTGAAAATGGCAAATATTATATAGATATAAATAAATTTGAAGCTCATGAAGGAAGTTTGACACCTAAAGGTGCCGTACAAGGAAGTAAAGTAACAAGAGTTTTTAATAAAGAAAATGGAGGAATAGGACAAATGGATAAGGAACAATTAAAATTATTGATGGCTGAATTATTAGCAAACTTTAAAACTGAATTATTAGAAGCAGGAACACCTGAAGAAATTAAAAATTTACCTGTCAAATTCAATGAAATTAATTTAAAATTTGAAGAAATAAAAACTGAATTAAATGGTGAATTCAAAGCAGAAATTGAAAAACAAATGAATGAATTCAATGAAGTCATAAAAAGTTTAAAAGCTGATTTTAAGCCGACAAAAAAAGAAGTGACAGTTGCTGAACAATTTAGTGCAATGATTCAAGAAGTAGAAAAGAATGGAAAAGCAGTAGAAACTGTTTTTAATTCAGAGAGTGAAATAAAGTTTACAGCAGATCCAGCTACTACAAGTAACTCGGAACATACTATTAAAACACAATATGTAAATACATTACTTGAAAGATTAGTTGCACAAAATTCAGCACTTGGAGATGTAAAGTTTATTCCGATAGTAGATGGAAGCCTTACAATTCCGAGAGAAGTTGCTGGACTACCTGAAGTTGGATGGATAGGAGAAGAAGGGAACAGGGAAGAGACTTCTGCTCCAAAAACAGATCATGTAGTTATTACATTACATTCATTATATGCAATGCCAAAAGTAACTAATAAGCTATTAGCTACTAATTTTGTGGGGTATGCTAACTTCTTAGTTAAAAGAGTTGAATATGCTTTATCTTTAAAATTAGCAGATGCTTTATTTTATGGAACAGGGACAAATATGCCTACTGGAATTTTACAAGACAGCAGTGTAACACAAGAAGTTGAAATTGATTCAACTGACGACACTACATTTGTAGATTCTTTAATAGATGCTTACTATGCTTTAGATGAAGATGTAGCAAGAAATGCTAAATGGTATATGACTTCTGAAACTTGGGCAGCTATTGCAAAATTGAAAAATAAACAAAAAGATTTCTATATAACTGACTTAAATAATGGAAATACAAGAACTTTAATGACTAGACCTGTTATTCTAATCACTTCAAAAAATGCAGGATTAAAATCAATAGCTACAGCAACAGCTAACGAAATGATTGGAGTTTTTGCAGATTTAAGCACAGCAGTATTAGGGATTCAAAATAATGCTATGACAATGAGATTAGAAGATAAAGTGACTTCTAAGGGATATACAAAATACTACATGGAAAAAGGCGTAGGTTTAGGAGTTCAATTACCTGAAAATATTTTAAAATTAAAGAAAAAAGCATAATTTAAGAGGGATTATTCCCTCTTAAAGTTCTAGCAAGGAGAAAAAATGAGTATTAAATATGATTTAGAAATTGCTAAAATGCTCACAAACATTGAAGATGAAAAGCTTCTAAATTTTTATATTAATGCAGTAATAAAAAAAATAGAAGTAATTTTAGGTTATGAGCTTGTAAAAGGGCAAATAACAAGTTTAGTTAGTGGACTTAATAAAAAGTATGTATTCTTACCTAGAAAGAAAATTGAAAGGGTATTGAACGCTAAAAGTGGGTGTAAAAAGCTCCCTTTTAGTTTTGTAAATAGAAAAGTAATATTTGATGAAATTATAACAACAGATTCTTATGTAGAAATAGAATATATAGCTGGCTATGATGAATTACCTGAAAATCTATTAATGTTCATCTGCTCAACCATAAAGGAAGAACTTTCTAATGCTGAAGGATTAAAGAGCTATGGGATAAGAGGGATAAATTATACTTTTTTAAATAAAATAGAACAATCTGATAACTTTATAAGAGGAGTAAGGGACTTATTTGGAGTTATAGAAATATGACAATTGTAGAAATTTGCCAAGAAATGGGATATTTAAGTAAACATACTGTAGAAATTGGAATATTAGCTATTGATAAAAGCTTAACAGGAGAAGATGGAAAAACAAGTATACTTGAATATGCAATATATAATGAGTTTGGAACTTCTAGCATACCTGCTCGTCCATTCATGAGAAATGCTTTGGATAGTAATAAAGAATATATAGGCAACTTAATAAAAACAGCTGTGGCTGATGTTGCAAAAGGAAGTATAAAAGGGAAACCCGCACTTATGAGAGTAGGAGAAACTATAAGAGGTTTAGTAATTCAAAGTATTGCTACAGCTCAGACTTGGGCAACTCCAAATAATCCAAAAACTTTAAAAATAAAAACTAAAAATGGACAAGCTAATAACACAAAGCCACTTATAGATAACAGATTTTTAATAAAATCAATTCGGTATCAAATAGTAAATGAAAATGGGACAATAGAATATTTGTCAGACTTTAAGGATGTATAAGATGGATAAAGTTATTTTATTAAGTAAGCACAAAACAAATATAAAAATTATTTCAAGTGTTGAAGGAAGATGGGAAAAAGGGAAATATATAGCTAATGAAGAGAAAGAAAAGATTATAAAAGGTGTATATATGCCTGTTTCTTCGGACATTTTAAAGTATTATCCCCAAGGTGAAATTACTTTAAAAGATATGGAATTATTTACAAAAGAAAAATTAAAAGAAGGGGATATTGCTATTTTAAAAGATGAAAAATTTAAGATAATTGAAATAACTGACTTTGATTATCTAGCTGATATAAAAAGCTATATTTTAAAGAGGAGTACAAAAGATGATTAATCTTATAATTGAACTACTCAATAAGATGAGTAACATTCAAATTATACCAGCTTTTACTGCTACAAAGCCTCCTAAAAAGCCCTATACTACTTACCAGGTGCTAAATATAAATAGTGCTGATTTTAGAGGACATACAGAAAGAGAATATATAAAACAAGATGAAAAATATCTTGAAACTACTGAATACAGAATAATGGCAAGACTTCAATTTGATGTATATTCAGAAACTCAAGACGAAACGTTAGAAAATGCAATTGAACTAAGAGAATTAATCATTTTTAATGCAAGAAGGGAAATCAACAGACTTGATGCTGGAGTTGTAAAAAGTAGTGAAATAAAATCATTAAATGAATTAATTAATTCAAAATATGAGTATCGTTGCACTTTTGATATAGTTTTTGAATATATGAAAGTAACAAAAGAAAGAGAACTTGAATTAATAAAAGAAATAGAATTATTAGTAAATAATAAAAATAAAAGCAGAATAGCAAGGAGGAAAGAATAATGGGAGTATATAGAGAACCGATAAAAGTAGTATTAGAACAAGAATTGAATTTGACAATTGCTTCATTAAATAAAACTCTTATAGTTACAAATGATAAGAATGCAGATTTTAAATATTATATGAACTCAAAAGATGTTGCTAATGATTTTGGGAATAATTCAAAAGTATATAAATTAGTGGAGAAGTTTCTAGGACAAAGAGATGGAGATGGTAATATTTTAAAACCTGATTTCTTTGGAGTTGTTGGAATTACTGCGAGCGGGCAAGAAAAGATAGAAGATAAGTTGAAAGAAGTACTAAATGAAAACTTAGACAAAGAGTGGTATGCCCTTATAACAACATTTGATAGTGTCGAAACAATGAAAGCTGTAAGTTCTTTTTTAACTGAAAATAGAAGAATCTATATAACAGAAGTCAAAGCTTATCCATTAGCTGATACATTAAAGTCAGATAGAATTGCACCTATTTGGAATTTAAAAATGGATGAAGCAGATAAGGAGTATAAAGCAGCTGCTTATGCAGGAGTAGTTATAACAAAAGGAGCAGGATACAGAAGTTCAATGATAGAGTTACAAGGAGTAACAGCGGACACTGAATTAGCTAAGAAGCCTGAACTTACAAAAAATAATATTACATTTGTAGAGAAAAGAACATCAGAAGGTTATATTACAGCTAATGGTGGAAAAACAACAGATGGAACTTATTTAGATGACACAACTGCTATTGATTGCATCATTATAAACCTAAATGAAAATTTAGAAAAAGCAATGATTAAAAAAGGATTTCCACAAGATGAGGAAGGCTATGCCTTTTTAGAAGAAACATTAAACAATGTTATGGAAGAAATGGGAGCTAATAATTTACTTGCTAAATTGAATGGCAAATATCAATATACAGTTTTTCCTGTGACTCAGACAGCAACAGAAAGAGGGCTTAGACTTATAAGACCGAAAGTACTTTTCAGACTTAGAAACTGGGCTTATTTCATTGATTTAACATTAATGAAAACTAATAAGGATATTGGAGGTAAGGAATAATGGTTGATTTAAGTAAAAAAATTTTTATTTTTAATGGCTATACTTTTAAAAATTTTAGAAGTTTAAGTGTTGGGGCTCCTGAAGACCAATATAAGTCATCTGATAAAAGTATTTATGGAGAAAGAAGAATATTATATAGTCCAGATCCAAATCTTGAAATAACTATTACTGTTGCAAGTGGAACTGAAGATGAAAAAATACTTTTAAATGCTTCAGAGAACAGAATAACTGGTTCAGGATATTTTAAAGATAGTTCAATTTCTAAATATAGTAGAGGCGTAACAATAAAAGAAATTGGAGTAAATAAAAGTGAATTGGCTAATGATGGGGAATCAGATTCAAGAGAATTTAAATTGGTATGCGTAGGTGTTAAGGAGGCAATGAACTAATGGAAAATAAAATAAACAAAACAGAGCAACAAGAATTAAAAAATAAAGAATTTCTAAAAAAAATAGAGGATAAGAATATATCAAATATAACTTTTAAAGCTGAAGGTTTAGGAGCTTTAGAATTTAATTTGATGATGACAGGGAAAGATTTTAAAACAATAGAGAGACCTTTTAGAATTGAGAGAGTCTCGACAGATACATTTTTTAAGCTTTCATCAGAAAAAGATGAATTAGCAATAGGTAAAAAAATATTAAAAACTTTTATAGCTCAGCCAGCTGAAGCTAGAGACATAGAATTTTTTAATATGGATCAAGAAGCTTTAGAAACTATTACAGTGATTATAACTGAATTTCAACAAACACCCTTTTTATTCATTAAAAACTTTGGAGAAAATAAGGAAGATTAAACAAGGAAGATTTGATGTTTGCTTTGAATCTAAGATTCCATATTATAAAAAGCCTGTTGAAGATCTATGTTATGAAGAATATATGCTTTTACAATTAGCTTGGGCTGATTATGTAAAAAGAAAAAATAAAAATTAGAAAGGAGGGTTAGTGATGTTAGAGCAGTTATCATTGGTTTTTAAAGTTGTAGGAAATGGACAAGCTTCTTTGAATCAAATTAGTTCTCAAATTGGAAATTTAAAGAATAATATGTCAAATTTAAAAAATAGTGTTAGTTCAGCATTTGGAAGTCTAAAAAACACTATTGGTTCAGTAAAGCAAAGTTTAGTTGCTTTTAAAAATAAAATTAGTACAACTTTTAATGCTATGAAAGCTAAAATAGCCGCTAACTTTCCTGCTATTTCAAAATTAAGAAATGGATTTATCTCACTTCGTAGGAGTTTAGGAAATTTTGGCAATTATGCCCAGCAACAATTTCAAAATAGCAAAGAAAAAGCAAATTCATTTTTTAGTATTTTAAAAAGAATAGCTACAGCATTAGCAGCAGGCTTTACAATAAAAACCGCTATTGATGGTGCTGGAAATATTGAACAGTATAGAAATACACTTGAAACTGTTTTGAAAGATTCAGACATGGCAAGAAAGAAACTAGCTTGGGCTAGTAGATTTGCTAATAAAACTCCATTTGAAACAGATGAAGTAGTTAGTGGGATGACGAAATTACAGTCTTATGGAATTGAAGGAGATAGAGTTTTAAAAACAACTAACAGAACTTACCTTGAAATGATTGGAGATATGGCTTCAGGAATGGGGAAAAGTTTTGATCAAGCAATTGAAGCTATTGCTGATGCAAGAACTGGAGAACTTGAAAGATTAAAAGAATTTGGAATTACTAAGAATATGATTGCTGAATTTGGTAAAAGTAAAGGCTTAGAAATTTTTAATAATAAGGGGCAAATTAATGACTTAGAGTTATTTAATAAAACTTTATTTGAAATGATGGACTCTCGTTTTGGTGGAGCAATGGAAAAGCAAGCTAAAACATTTAAGGGAGGATTATCAACTATATCAGGAGCAACTAAATCAGCACTTTCAACTCTTGCAGGAGTTAATGAATTTGGTGATATAGTTGAAAACTCTCCATTTCAAATTCTTAGAGATAGAGTTATCGTACCACTAGCTAATACACTAGTAAAATTTCAAGAAGATGGAACATTTACTAGATGGGCAGAAAATTTATCTAGTATCTTTGGTGAACTAATTTCATGGGGAGAAAAAATAATAAATTTTATTGTTAAGTGGAAAGAAGTTTTAATTCCACTAGCAAGTGCAATAGCTGGGCTTTTTGTAATTAATAAGGTAATAGTTTTAATTGGAGCTTTAAAAACTGCATTAGGAGCTCTTTCTTTTAATCCGATTATGCTTGCAATTGGGGCTGTAATAGCTATTGGTGTCCTATTGTATAGAAACTGGGATCTTGTAAAAGAAAAATTAATTTCACTTTGGGATAAGATAAAAGGTTTTGTTAAGGTTTTCTTACTTTTTTCAGGAATGGGTTTAATAATAAAACTAGGACAATTATTAATAGAAAATTGGGAGAAGATTAAGGCTAAATTATCTACATTATGGGATAAAATTAAAGCTTTTGCTAAAGCATTATGGGATATTGGTAAAAAAATATTTATGTGGCTTAGCCCAATAGGTTTAATTATTACTGTTGGGAAACTGATAATAGAAAATTGGGATTTAATAAAAGCAAAGTTTGCTGAATTAGGAAGTTATTTATATAACAAAATAATTGATATAGGGAATTTCTTTATAGGATTAAAAGACAAAGTAGTTGATGTATTTTTTAACTTAATAGATAAATTAAAAGAAGTGTGGGAGACAATGAAGTCAACTGCTGCATCAGCTTTTGATTTTATATTAGATTATGTTGCTAAAATTTGGGAAAGTATTAAAGGTTTTTTCTCAGGTTTAGGTGAAAAAATAAAATCATTACCAGGAATATCTTGGTTTTTTAGTGATAGTGAGAAAAAAAATACAAATAGCTCTATGATAGATGGTACTCATAAAACAGGACTTGACTATGTCCCTTTTGATGGCTATATCGCTGAGCTTCACAGAGGTGAAAGAGTTCTAACGGCTGAAGAAAATAATGCATATTCAAGTGCTGAAAGTAATGAGTTTTCTAATACAAGTAATTCAGTAAATACAAAAAATTCTAATAAGTCTGATAAAAAAATCATATTAAATCTTACTGTAAATATGTCTGGAACAAAAGAAATGGATTGGAATAGAATTGGAGAAATGATAGTAGAAAAATTAGAGGATTTGATGTTACAAAATGAAATAGCTAAAGGGGAAATATAGATGTTTTCAATCACAAATATTATGAGTAAAGTAAGTAGTTTTCTAAATAATGTAAATTCAATTTCTAACCGAATTGATAATTATCTAAGAAAAACTCCGCCAATTTTATTGGGAAATATAAAACTTCAATTAGTTTCTGGAATATCTGAAAGCTATTCTAATGATGTTCCAACAATTCCAATTGATGATGGAACTCAAATAGCTGATAACATAACACAAAATCCGTTAGAGTTATCATTTAAAGTTCAAATTGTAGGTTCTAATCACAAAGAAATTTTTGAAAAAGTTCTTGAACTTAGAAATAAAAGAGAACTTGTGGACTTGTATATGATTAAGTTATATAAGAATATGGCTATAACAAATATAGAAAATACTATAACTTCATTATATTATACAGAATTTACTATTTCATTGGTAGAAGTAAAGATTGCTCATGTTTCTATGATTCCTTCCCCTAGTCCAAAAGCTAAAGCTAGTGTTAGAAATAAAACAAAGATAAAAACAGCAACAAAAGGTAAAAAGAATACAAAAGGTGCTGCTCAAGCTGTTACTAAAAATAAAAGCTCAGGAGTAAAGGATTGGGAAGGAGATTTACAAAGTGAGCATATAAAACTGCCATAGATAATAGGAGTATAGAAATGAAAATAAATATAATGAAAGAATCTATTCCATATATAACTGATGTAACTATTGCAGGGACAACCTTTCAATTTGAGTTTACATATAATTCTTATGATAAAAGAGTGTACATAACACTTTATGATATTGATGATAATTTAATATATCCAAATGAGCCAATTTTATTCGGGATCCCACTATGGTTCAATAAATTAGTTGATGAAAAAGGAAATTTTAATAAAAAATATCCTCAAAAATATATTATCCCTAATACTTTAGATAGAAAAGCAATAAAAATTGATTATGAAAATATTGATAAAATTGAGCTGTTAGTGGAGGAGTAATGAATTTTATAGCAAATAGACCTATTTTTCCTAGAAATTCATATCTTATTATAAATGGTGTAAAACTAGATGATCATAATAATGATGGTTTAAAATTTGACGTTGATGTAAAAACAGGAGAAGAAGGGAAAGTAGGGGTAGGAACATTCAAAATATATAATTTAAGTCAAGATATAGAAGTAGGAAGTGAGATAGAACTGTGGTTTGGGTACGCTGAAGATATTGGCTATTATTCAAAATATGAAGTTATAAAAAAGAAAAAAATAAAAGAAAGTTCTTCATTTATTCAAGAACTAACTTGTTCAGAGCGAACTAAAAATAGTAGTAAGATAGTTTCAATTAGCTTGGATGGGAATACTAGGATATCTGAAGCAATAAAAGAAGTTACTAAAGAAATGGGAATAAATCTTATTTCTATGGAACTTAACAAAGATAAAATTTACACTAATGGCTTTACTTGTTACAGTCAAGGATTTCAGGAGTTAAGAGAATTAGTTCAAGACTCAGAGAGCAAAATGACTTTAAAAGGTGATGATCTTTATATCTATACAGATAAACAAAAAGATCAAGCAATTTATTTAAGTTTTGAAAGTGGGTTGATTCATAATCCTGAAGCTGTTGAACAGCAAGAAAAAGAAGTGAAAGTAAATAAAAAAGCAGACAATAAAAAAGTAAAGAGCAAAAAAGACGATAAATGGGAAAATGAACAAAAAAAGAAAACTATAAAAGAAAGTAACAAATATGACTATACAATCGAATGTTTTCCAATCCACTATATAAAAAAAGGTGATGTTGTATACATTGAAAGTGATGAAGTGAGTGGATTTATGCAAGTGGAAGAGGTAAGTGTTAGTCTAAGTGATAGCTGGAATATGAAATTAGGAGTTAAAGTGATGAAGGATGATGGAAAACATAAGGATAATTCTAGTAAAAATTCAAAAAATAAGAAAAGGTAGATTTGTAGATGCTGAGCCTTTGTTTTGTCCAAATGGTGTTGCTCTACCTGTACTTCGTAATGTTCCAGTTGCCTTGTTTGGAGATAGTAAAGACCACATTGATTGGAATATCAAAGAAGGGGATATAATGCCATACTTTGTATTAACTTTTGATATTTCCTCATATATAAGTCAAGGCTCTCATGATGTTATGGATTCAAACAGAAGAAATAACTTAAACAATGGTTTTATTTTACCTTTCACAATTCCAAATGCTACTGAAAGTCTTGAATTTCCTTCTGATATTAGAATTATTGGAGATAGATTAGAGGAAGGGAATATTGATTTAAAAGGAAATTCTAGTCAAAAAGGAAATGTTGAAATAACTGGAGATACTACTCAAAAAGGAAATACAACACAAACTGGGAATATATCCTCAACTGGAACTGTTTCAGCAACAGAAGATGTTAAGGCTGGAGATAAGAGCTTAAAAAATCATAAGCATTCAGGAGTAGCAAAAGGAAATGACACAAGTGGAGGAGTAGTTTAATGAAAGCTATAAAAATGAATGATGGAGATATTAACTTTTCAACTATTTCAGGAATAGAAGAATTTTGGCAAAGAGTAGTAAACTCTTTAAAAATATACTCAATAGAGTGTTTTTATGATGAAAATTTAGGGCTTGATATAAGAATAATAAATGAACAGGATGTAGCTGAATACAAACTTGAACATATTTGTAGAAAGTTACAAGAATGGTATAGAACTGAAATAGAAACAGTTAGTTATCAAATAATTTCTGAAGCAGAAAGAACTTTAAAGGCAAAAATATATATAACACATAAGAAACATAACAATATAGAGAAAGAGGTGATAATCAGTGGATAAATTTGAAACAAAAGGCTTTCAAGGACTTATGGAATTAGCACAAAAAGAAGCACAAAAAAAAGAAAATTTTGGAAGTGATTTCAATGTTGAACCAACTGGAGATTACTATAAATTAGTAGCACCTTTCATATATCTTTGTTCTTATTTGGAAGATAAAGCAATTTCAATAGCAAGGGGTTTAAATATATACAATGCACAAAATGAGGAATTAGACAATTTGTTATATTTTTTTCCTAGAAGATTTGGAACAAAAGCTCAAGTACATTGTAAAGTTACAGCAACTAATTTTGTAGATGTGTTACAAGGAGACATTATCATACAAGCTGAAAATGGAGTGAAATATGAAAATATAGAAAGATTTGAAGTGGACTCTTCAAGAACTAAAACAATACTATTTCAAAGCTTATTCGAGGGAGAGGAAGGAAACATCCAAATTAATAAAATTGAAAAAGTTATAAAAGCTCCAGCATCAATAGTTGATGTACAAAATGTTGAAATTGGAGAAGGTGGGCTTTCTTCTGAAACTGATTATGAGTATTTAAAAAGATATTTAGCTGGTAATAGCAAAGGTGAATGGAGTTTATTACCTATTTTAAATGCTATAAGAAAATTACCAGGAGTAAAAAGTGCTAATGGGATAAGAAACAATACAATGAATATAGACAGCTTTGGACTTTCTCCAAAAAGCATTTGGATAGTAGTAGATGGAGGAATAAAGGAAGAAATAGCACATGCTATTTATATGCACATTCATACTCCAGATACTAAAGGAAATGTTGAAGTAAATGTTCCAACATCTGTACCAAATCATTATGAAGTTATAAGATTTGACAGACCAACTCAAACAGAAATTGAATATAAATTGGATATAAAAAGTGCTGATGAATTGAAAATCAAAAATTTAATTGATGAGTATATTAATGAAGCTGGAATAGGTGCTTTACTATCAAATGGAACATTCTTATATGAGTATCTTTATAATAAAAACTATAAATATACAGATTTTGACTTAAAGTTTAGAAAAAAAAGTACTCTTATTTGGAGTAATTCAATTCAATTAAATTTTAATGAAATACCAAAGAGTGCTGGGAGAATATAATGATTGATGAAGTTATTAAGGGGTTACCTTTGCATTTTCAAAAAGAAAATACAATTAAATTATACAAAACTTTGAAGCCTGTTATTGAATATATAGATAGCTTAATAGAAAATTTAAAAAATCAAACATCATTATTAAAATGTTCAGGGATATTCTTAGATTTTATGGGTGAAAGATATGATGAAAAAAGAAGTGGTCGAGATGATGAGACTTATAGACAAGCATTAATTATAAAAAAAATGGCACTTGATGGATTACCTAATACAGAATTTTTACTCTCACTTACTAGGGAACTTACTAATAAAGAAGTTACTAAATTAAAAACAAGACCATTGCAAGAAGTAGCTAGTCAACTATTTAAGGTAAATATGATTGATGATTTAAAAGTTATTAATAAAATGCCTGACTTAAATAAAGTTTGTGAAGTTGGAGCGAGAATGTATTGGGAGCTCGAAATTATCAATAATAAAAGCAATAAATATTATTCATCAGTAGTTGAGAATATAAAAAAAATAGAAATAAAAGCTGATTTTAAACTAGATCAAACAATGAGAATAAATTCAAAGTTAAATACTGCTCAAGGGATAGGATTTACTAAAATAATCGAGATAGGGGGAATTAAATAATGAGTTATTTTGAAGGCTTAAAGCTAACAAAAAAAGGTGAACAACTTCAAGCTAAGATAAATGGAAATTTATCCGAAACTCTAACTTTTACAAAAGCAAAGTTAGGAAGTGGTTCAATAACTTCAAATGATGAGATTAGATTCTTAACAGATGTAAAAGAAGTATGGGGGACAGCTAATGTAACTAGTTGTAAGATACAGGGAGATGAAAAAAATATAGTAGCTATAGAACTTCAATTTTCTAATGCTGAGCTAAGAGAAGATAAAATCTTCAGAGAAATTGGACTTTATGCACAAGGAAATGAAGGTGAAGAAATTCTTTATGCTTATGCTAATGCTGGAGATAAATATGATTATATTCCATTAATGAAAGATAGTCCACATTCTTTTATAATAGTAATTTATTTTAATATAACAAGTGGTTCAAAAGTTGATGCCAAGATTGATTTACATAGTTATGTGTCACTTCAAGAGTTTAATGAAGGAATGAATAAAAAAGTAAATAAAACAGACTATGCTTCAGCCGAGCAGTATGGAATAGTTAAGTATGGAGCTGAAGAAGGGACAGTACTAGAAGGAAATAAGTTTACTCAGATGATGGGAAAAGATTATGGTGGGATATTAAATGAACCAGGAACAAAAGAAGTAGGAAAAACTTACTTTGATAAAAATACAAAAAAATTATACCTATGTAAGAATACAAATACAGATATTTCAGCAAATATAAATAATTATATAGCTATGGACAGTCATTCAATTCTTGAGAGATTGGAAAATCTATTTAAAATACAGACTTATATATACAATAATACATCTGATGTTAGGTCAGATATGTATATAGATTTTAAAGTCTTTAAAATTATGAATTTCTGTATATTAGAGATAAAGTATTCTAGAGTGGGAGCTCCAAATGTTCTGTATAATGCAACAGATTTACCTTTAGAATTTAGACCAAAGACAGATGTATATATGGCTGGAGTATCTAAACATTCTGAGTCTATGGACTATCATTGGATTAGACTAACTAGCCAAGGGAAATTCTATACACATAATTTTTCTAACGGGACATTTAGAAACTTACAAACTACGATAGTTTATGAGTGTGCAAATTAAACATAAAATACTGTATAAGCAACTTTTACAGTATTTGCTCTAGCTGCTTCTACACAATCTTTTACAAAACTAAAGCCTGTGTTGTTAAAGCCAGTCACGTATACATTTTCCAATGTCGCTGCAGTTCCTGTTTTGTATACATTTATACCAACTCCTAAAACTTGCTTATAAATTTTAGGAAATGTAAAGTTATATGCTCCAACATTTGTATAATCTCCAGTTATCCCTGTGTCAATTTTGATTAGATTTTCCAATCTCTCAAGAATTGAATGACTGTCCATAGCTATATAATTATTTATATTTGCTGAAATATCTGTA